TCGCTCTGAAGAATGGCATCACCCTTGAAGGTGACTATTCACAGAGCGGTGCGTTCGTGCCGAACTGAAGAAGGAACGAATTAGGACTTGTTAGCCATAAACTGACTGGAGGCTCGCCCTTTATGGGTAACCTTAATAGCCAGTTTCGAGCAACCGAGCTCCACCTCGCCATAATGGACGACGGTGTAGCTCGAGGGGTTCCTTTTCTAGAGAGAGACCGACAGACTTTGATTTCAAGGTCAAAGTCCGAAGGGTCAAGCTTTATCTACGTAACTCTTCCTAGTTTTGGAAGGGCCGTAGACAGAGGTCTTATCACCGGGTCATTTATATGTCCCAGTGGTTTCTCCCTCTTCAAAACAACCCGACTACCGAAGTTTCTGAGGTCGGCCTTACAAACCGTCTTTGGAGACGATGGAGTCCTCCTCGAGCAACCTAACACTGTTTCCATATTCTTCCTACGCCAACTTCTTCTTATCAATAGTAAGGTCGTTAAGACCCCTACTAAAGAGGAGGAAGAAAAGGCTGTCAGGGGGTTTGAAGAGAGACAGCAATCACTTCGTGGCTGCTTTATCCCTAAAGACCACCCTGTCCTAAACGTCGCGCAAGCGATTATAGGAAGGACCCTTCGGAATCTTGACCTTTCAGATATAACGCCTAGGCATGGCCCGGGCGTTGTCCACGAAGGTCGCGACCGTGAGGGGAAATGGGATTTTACCTACTGGCCTTTGCAGGCCAATAGGCATTACCCATTCTATGAATATGGCGTTCAGTCTCTGGATCATCTTAGGTCCAAGTCAAATTCCGTACTATTCCTTAACAGGTTTACTACGAAGGTTTGCCTTGTTCCGAAAGACTTCAGAGGCCCGCGTCTGATTTCTGCTGAGATGTCTGCTATGCAGTATCTCCAACAGGGTCAGATGCGTGCGATGATGCGTTACATAGATTCCCATCCTCTTATCAGGCTATCTGTCAGGTTATCGGATCAAACCTATAACCAGAGGGCAGCTCAAAAGAGTTGGGAAAACGGGTCGTTTACGTTGGATCTCTCCGACGCATCCGATCTCGTTTCTCTTCCGTTAGTTTGGTTCCTTTTCTCAAAGGTACCTCGCTTACGGAGATATCTATGTAGCACTCGTTCTTATGGTGCTACCTATAATGGTCGCATCATTCGATTGAGTGCCTTTGCCCCAATGGGTTCAGCTACATGCTTTCCCGTTGAGACATTGGTGTTCTGGGCCATAACAATGGCCTCGCTACACCTTCATCGCTATGGTACCCGCTTGCGCGGGAGCCAGGCTTTAGCTGAACTAGCTACTGAGGTACGTGTTTTTGGTGACGATATAATCGCTCCAGAAACATGTCGTGAAACCTTAGTTTCCACTCTCTTCTCTGTCCGTTGTAAGCCCAACTTAGATAAAACTTGTTGGGCAACTCCGTTTAGAGAGAGTTGTGGAACCGACTGGTTCCGCGGCTCCTCTGTTTCGATCACTCGCAACAAAGGATATACCTATGATAGCATCAGTAAGATCGCCCATGTCCCAACACTGTCTGACCTGCAACGAAGATTATTCGTTACTGGCCTGTATAGTGCTGCCGAAGTCGTTCAAAGGTGGGCGGAGTCAATCTGCCCGCTTCCTCTACTCAATCCTCAACCGGATTCAACCAAAATCTTCGATTTTGATTTCATCCATGAGGACGGACGAGGAGAACGAAACGACCCAGTCTCTAATCGAGAGTGGGCCCTACGACTCTGTAGTAGCTGGGATTACTGTCACTTCGCAAGGCGTGGTATACTTCCACGCCTGCGCTTGCGATACAATCCTTCGCTCCAAAGAGTCGAAGTTCGGACTACGATTTCCCGTCAGAGAAGTCGTAGATGGGGCACTGAGGGATATCCACGCTTGCTAGCGCGGCTTCTCTCAGATTCTTCTGATAGGGTGGCTA